ACGGAAGTTATTCTTATAACCACCTTTGACAGCACTATTGGAACCTTTGATTCAACACAAACAACTTTCGATGCTGCGTAATCGTTATAAATAACTTAGATAAGGGAAAGAAAACATGGCATTACAATCATTAGGGGTCGGAACTAACGCCAACGATGGCAGTGGTGATACACTAAAAGCTGGCGGTGCGAAGATCAATGACAATTTCTTAGAGATTTATACATTATTGGGTGATGCCAGTGATTTATGTACAGGTATTAGTGCAACTGCAACTGTCGTTACTTTGACAGCCCCAGAAATTACTGGTGCGGTTGCTGGTACTCAAACTTCTGCTACTATCACAACTTTGGCGACTACGACAGTAAATGGTACTACGGGAAATTTTGGTACTGCAACAATTGCCGCTGGATCAATTACAGACAGTTCTGGTGCAATTTCATTCGGTAACGAAAACCTCACAACGACAGGAACATTCGCAGCGGGTAATATTACAGTGGGAACAATAACATCCACTGGATCATCTATTGTATTTGAAGGTGCTACAGATGATTCATTTGAAACTACCCTAGCGGTTACAGACCCAACAGCAGATAGAACAATTACATTTGGAAATGAGACAGGAACCGTATTAACAACTGGTGCAACAGACGTTGTTACTGGTAATATGATGAAAACTGCATCAACTCTTTTAATTGTAAATTCTTCTGGTAGCACTCTTAAAACAATTATTGGTGCTGGTGTTGCATCATAAATATATAAAATAGGAAGAACAAATGGCAGCTATTATCACAGAAAAGTTTAGACTTCATAACGCCGCTCAATTTGAAGAGTCGTTTACTGAATCGTCTAATAATGTTTATTATCTATTCATAGGTAAGAGTACACCCTACACATCTGGAACGAGTGGTGGGTCTGACTCTTCGCCGCCTACACCTGTTGATGGACCAACTGATGAATACTATGCATGGGACGATATGATTGCTGCCAAGAATATTGGATCAAATAGTGTTCAACGAGTGCTCCCTCGTAGAAACTGGGCGAATGGAACCGTCTATGATATGTACAAACCAACTTACAGTTCGACTGTAACTGCGACCTCTGGCGCTTCAAATCTATATGACTCCACATTTTATTTTATAACTGCTGATTATAGAGTTTATAAAGTTCTTGACAACAATGCAGGCGTTGCATACAGTGGCACAGAACCTACAAGTACAACGACTGCTCCATTCAGTTCTGGTGGATATGTTCTTCAGTATATGTACACTTTGTCAGCAGGACAGATTAACAATTTCTTAACAGCAGACTTTATGCCTGTTGCAACTGATAGCACGGTGAGTGCAGCTGCAACTGATGGTGCAATAGATTCCTTATCCATTACCGCCGGTTCTGGATACACAAATGGAACTTACTATGCCGCAGTTTATGGGGATGGTACAAGTCAAGGAACATCTTCTGGTGCTATTGTTAGGATTACAGTCGCAAATAATGCTATTCAAGATTTTGGTTTAACTGCTGGAACAGACACAACAATTCATTCAGCTGGAGCTGGATACACATACGGAACAGTAAACCTTGGAACTGGTTATACTTTCTCAGACAGTGGATTGACTTCAACTTCAGACATGAGTGGTTCTGGCGGTGCGGTTAATGTTATTATTGGACCGAAAGGTGGTCATGGATTTGATGCTGTGAAAGAACTTGGTGGTCATTATGTAATGTTAGCGACGACACTAACTGCGGCTGAAGGTGATGATGTTACTACAGAAAATGATTTTCGTAAGTTAGGAGTTGTGGTTGATCCAAATTCATTTGGAACAAGTTCAGTTGCGAGCGTATCTACAGCGAGACTGACCTACGCAATAAAACTTACATCACAGTCGGGTACGTTTGATGGAGATGAAAAAATTAGTCAAGCTACTACAGGCGCTATCGGTAAAGTTGTTGAGTGGGATAGTTCAAACTCAATTCTTTATTACACACAAGAACGATTTGGTGATTATGGAACCAATGGGACAACTGGCGGTTATGTTGCATTTAGTGGTGCTAATGTTATTACTGGTGCTACATCAAGTGCAACAGGAACGCCTGACGCAAGTGCTGACAGTGCGGTAACTCTTGCAGGGGGCAATACTATTACCTTTGCAGATGGATACGCAAATCCAGAACTTGATCCAGATAGTGGTGACATTATATACCTAGAAAACAGAAAGCCAATCAGTAGGTCTTCTGACCAGATAGAAGATATCAAAGTCATCGTGGAGTTTTAATAAATGCCTCAATCAACAGACCTTAACGTTGCACCGTATTATGACGATTTTGACAAAGACCAAAACTTTGTCAGAACATTGTTTCGTCCCGGCTTTGCAATTCAAGCAAGAGAATTAACACAACTTCAATCAGTTCTTCAAAATCAGATTGAACAAGGTTTCAGTCATATGTTCAAAGATGGTACGGTAGTTATTCCGGGCCAGTCAACATTTCTTGGTGGTAAGAACGCAGCACGGTATGTTAGAATACAAAGCACTTTTGGTGGAGAAACAATTGATCCTCAACAGTATGTAAATGCAGATTCTCCAGTTATTATTACGGGTGCGTCAAGTGGTATTAAATTCATGGTAACTCATGCAACTGCTGCAACCACAACTGATCCTGTAACACTTTTTGGTCAATACATAAATTCTGCTCTTGCTGGAAAATCAGAAACAACAGTGGCCACTAATCAAGGTCCATTGGATGCTGCTGGAGTTGATAGATTTGTAATTGATGAAAACATTAGCGCAAACGTTGCGGTCACTCATGGGTCAACAACCTTTGCTGCCAATGAAACTTCAATGACAACAGTCACATCAGAAACAATTGTTCTAGATGGACCAGCTGATGGTAGCTCCGGTAGAGTCTCTGGTTTCGCTTCGCTTGCTACAATTTCTGAAGGTATATATTTTGTCAGAGGACATTTTGTACAGGTTGAAGATCAAGTTATTGTTCTTGATAAGTATCGAGCCAGAACAGGTAGTTTCAGAGTTGGTCTTAGGATTGATGAATCAATTGTAACACCAGAAACAGATTCAAGTTTGTTGGATAATGCAACTGGTTCATCCAACTTTGCAGCCAAAGGCGCACACCGATTAAAATTTACTCTAACCCTTGTTTCAATCGCTCTCGATTCTACTGATGATAAAAACTTTATTGAGTTGATGAGAATTAAAAAAGGTCAGCTTATAAAATATGTTAGAGATACAGAGTATTCTATTCTTGAAGAGACACTTGCTCGTAGAACGTTTGATGAATCTGGTAACTACACAGTAAGACCCTTTACGTTTCAGATCAAAGAATCAATTGATGCGAGTGTTGGTCCAACAAATTATGTTGGGGTATACAAGCCTGGTGCTATAACGGACAGTGGTAACGTAGCAGCTGAAGATTTACTAGCGTTACAAATTTCTACAGGTAAGGCTTACGTTAAAGGTTTTGAAATTGAAAAGATTTCCCCTACTATAATCGACTTGAAAAAAGCTAGAGATTTTTCTACAGTCAATGCAAGTAGTACAGCTTTTGATGTTGGTAACTTTGTTACAGTTAATAATATGTTCGGAACACCAGATGTATCCTTTGTGGCGGGTGAATCAACTCCTTTCAAACAGTTGGCTCTTTATGACACAGCAATCGTCACGCCTGGTACGGCAAGTGGTACGAAGATTGGTGTTGCAAGAGTTAGAACTTATCAACATTTTACTGGTACTGCTGGTGAACCAGATGCAATATACAAACTTTTCCTTTTTGATATCAGACCGTTTACTAGAATTACCTTATCTGGAACTCCTAGTCCGACACTCACCTCTGTAGCTTCTAATGGTGGTTCACAGATTAAAGGTGTTTCGAGTGGCGCTACGGGATTTGTATTTGGTGAGGAAACCACTGGGGCAGCTCTTGTTCTTACAAACGTATCTGGAACATTCCAAGTTGGTGAAAAGATCACCGCTTCTGACTCAGCTGAGTCGGATCAGATTGTTGAGGACTCTGGTAATGCAGACTTGACTATTAGTTTAGTTCAGACAAAATCTTTTGAACAAGTTCGATCAGTTCACGGTGATGACGCTGATGCTGGTCAAGACTTTACCGCTGACATTGCATTATCAGCTGTAACCACTGCTTCTTCATTCTTAGATTTGGATGGAACAGATTCGTTGGGAGCAAACAACGGAGATAATATTCTCACAGAACAAGAAGGTAATCCCATTTCATTGCAGACAGCTGCAACTGGTGGAACAGGTTCATTTAGATTTATTTGTAAGTTACAAGATTCAGAAAAGAATATTTCATTATTCAAACTTGCTAAACGTCCGGTTAAGACTTTGTTAACAGGGACAAACAATGGAGAGAGTGATACCCAATTTACAATTCGTAGACAATTTGTTGTAACTACAAACTCCTCTGGTGCTGTAACAATGTCAGCTGGTGCAAACGAAACATTTCTTTCACACAGTGAATCTGATTATACAATATCTGTTCTTACATCTGGTACAGGTACAGCTAAAGCGGGTGATATTATCAGTGCTGCAACAGGTTTCTCTGGTGGAGGAACAGGCACATGTACGATAACAAACGCTACAGTTTTTGGTACAGGTGCTAAATTAAAAATTATGACCTCTGTTTCTAAAACTTCGGTTGCTCAAAAAACAAAAACAACGAAACTTATGAAACAGGTCAAGGTTGTTCCCGGCGATACTGATCCTTTTGGAACAAGACCTACAGATAGAGTTATATCTCTTGGTCGAGCTGATGTATTCAGATTAATGGCAGTCTTTGAGTCCGGTGCTTCTGATACTGATGCTGTTGCACCAACAATATCACTTAGTGATGTGACAGGTACATTTACTAGGGGTGAAAAAATAACTGGTGCTACCAGTAAAGCAACCGCAAGAATTATTACTACAACGTCACCAATTCAGTTGGTTTACACTTCTGGTACGGCAAAACAATTTGCTGCAAACGAAACAATTAATGCTGAATCTTCTGGAGCGAGTGCAGTAATTAGTACTGTTACTAATGGTGATGAAGTTATAACAAATAATTACCAGCTAGACACTGGTCAACGAGACAACTATTATGATATCGCTCGTATCCAAAGAAAGTCTGGATTGCCACCGCCAACAGGTCGTTTGTTATGTGTGTTTGATTTTCTTGAGCACAGTGCTGGTGATGTGTTAACAGTTGACTCATATAGTGACATTGCTAATCAGATGGACTATGTGGATATTCCAACATATACTGCGACTAAGGTTGATCCTGATGCTCCCGCACCTACAGGTAACTATCCACTATACAACGTGTTTGATTTTAGACCAGCTGTTGAAGATGTAGCTGGAGCGAGTTCAAGTGTTGAAACTGTTGACGAACTCACAGGATATTCTTTTGACTTCTTCCATCGTCAATACGATGGCACTGGTGCTTCTGCAAATAACTTCCTTAAGCCGGGTTCTTTGGTACAAGCAGATTATGAATACTACCTAGGCAAGAGATCAGTTATTGATATTGATGTTGGTGGTAAATTTACTGTAACAGAAGGTGATGCTAGTGAAAATCCACAGCTGCCAGAACTACGATCTTCCACTATGAAATTAGCAGAATTGTATATTCCACCTTTTACATTCACTCCAAAAGATGTTGTTGTACGAAGAGAAAAGAATCAACGATTTACTATGAAAGACATTGGCAAACTTCAAGATCGTATTCAGAACTTGGAATACTACACACACCTATCCTTGCTGGAACGAGATGCAGAAAGTTTTGAAGTACAGGATGCAAACGGCCTTAACAGATTTAAATCTGGTTTCATTGTTGATGCGTTCCAAGGCCATCGTCTTGGTGACGTTAAACATCCAGATTATAAATGCGCCATTGATATGGAACAGAATGAGTTGCGCCCTGCTTCTAAAACAAAATCTTTCCAATTAACCGAAGAAGCAACTACTGATACAGAACGTGCTGGTTTTGGTTATCAAAAAACTGGTGATCTAATTACTCTGCCTTATACTGAAATAACTATGATGGAACAACCTTATGCAACTAGGGTTGAAAGATGCACTCCAGTTCTTGTATCACATTGGGCTGGAACAATTGCTCTTGATCCTTTCAGTGATGATTGGTTTGAGACAGAGGTTGCTCCTGATCTGATTATAAATCAAGAAGGAAACTTTGATACGTTTTTTGAGGCAAATAAAGATGCAATAGGAACTGTGTGGAACGCATGGCAGACTCAATGGTCTGGTACTACACAATCATCAACTAGTGCTTGGTGGTCTGGTAACAACTTAATTGAACGAACAACTCAAACAGTTAGAACTGATCAAACTCGTCAAGGTGTACAAACAGACATTGTTGAAAGAGTTGATTTGGAGTCACAAGGAACTAAAGTTGTTGCAAGAGCGATGCTTCCATTCTGCCGTCAAAAACTAATTACTTTTGAGGGAGCTAGGTTCTTACCTAACACCCAACTATATCCTTTCTTTGATAGACAGGACGTATCTACTTTCACAAAACCAGAGGAAGGGTTCTCTACTGCTGATTCAAGTTTGATTTTTGGTGATGCTTTGATATCAAGTCCTTCTGGTAGAATTAAAGGTCAATTTCAAATTCCTGATCCTAAAGTGCAGGGTAATCCACAATTTAAAACAGGTGAGATTTCATTCAGACTTACATCAAGTCC